ATTTTTGTTCCGGATGGTCCATTCAGAAAACAAAATCTGAAATTTGAATGGAGCCTAATCCCTAACCTCTCTAAGATCCCTGCTTTAAAAAGTGCTGCATCAGGATATTTCGGCCACATGTGGGAGCTATACACTTTCTGGGCATTTATCCCAGGATTGATTGCTTGGTTCAGTATTCAGGATATTCAATCTTCTCAAAACGCTTATCTTTCATTTGCAGTCATCGCGGTAGGGGCCATTTCTTGTGCTGTGGGAGGACTGATTTCATCCAGAATAGGAAGCGAAAAAGTAGCATTAACCGCATTACTAGGTTCTGGCATTTGCTGTATATTGGTTTTGATTATCCCGACTGAACCCCATTATTTTTGGATCATTTTCCTGTTGATTTGGGGGATGCTAGTTACAGCTGATTCCCCTCAATTTTCCACATTGGTGGCTCAGGCTACTCCCGCTCAGTACAAAGGAACTACACTTACTTTGGTGAATTGTCTGGGCTTTGCATTGACAATTGTTTCTATTCACGTGGGGCAACTACTGCTGAAATGGCTTTCGATTGAACAAATGATCAGTTTAATGAGAATATGGCCAATTTTCGTTATTCTATTGTTAAAATTGTTTAAAAAGAAAAACAAGAGGAGTTAGTTGGACTTGATACAACTATTGACTGGAAGAACACTGGTGATAACAGTTATGATGGTGAGAAGCTAGCTTTACTAGTGCATGATGAAAGTGGTAAGTGGGAAAGGCCTGACAATATATTAAATAACTGGAGGGTTACCAAAACCTGTTTACGTCTTGGTAGCAGAATTATAGGCAAGTGTATGATGGGTTCAACATCAAACGCTCTAGACAAAGGTGGAGAGAATTTTAAAAAGCTATACTATAGTAGCGATGTAACTAAAAGAAATAGAAATGGTCAAACACGTTCTGGTTTATATTCTTTGTTTATCCCAATGGAATGGAACTATGAAGGATTTATTGATGAGTTTGGACGACCCGTCTTTAATACCCCAAGACGAGAGTGTCATGGACCTCACGGAGAATTAATCGACGTAGGTGTAATAGAAAACTGGGAGAATGAAGCTGATGGATTGAAGGAAGATCAAGATGCACTAAATGAATTTTACCGTCAGTTTCCAAGAACTGAAGAGCACGCGTTTAGAGATGAGACGAAGAATAGTTTGTTTAATCTTGTAAAAATATACGAGCAAATAGATTATAACGAAGGTATTAGAAACTCTGCAGCTATAACAACTGGAAACTTCCAATGGGTGAATGGTGTTAAAGATACGCAGGTGGTATTTAATCCAGATCCAAACGGTAGATTTAATATTAGCTGGGTTCCAGATAGAAAACTTCAAAATAGAGTGATATTAAAAAATGGAATAAAGTATCCAGGTAATGAACATATTGGCGCTTTTGGCTGCGATAGCTATGATATTAGTGGTACCGTTGATGGTAGAGGATCCAACGGATCTCTTCATGGATTGACTAAATTCTCAATGGAGAGCGCTCCTGCTAATACATTCTTCTTAGAATATATAGCTAGACCACAAACCGCTGAGATATTTTTTGAAGACGTGTTGATGGCTTGTATTTTTTACGGTATGCCACTACTTGCTGAGAATAACAAACCAAGGTTACTTTATTACTTTAAACGCAGAGGTTACAGAGCTTTTAGCATGAACAGACCGGATAAGGTTTGGAACAAGCTATCAGTTGCAGAGAAAGAGGTTGGAGGTATTCCTAACTCAAGTGAAGATATAAAGCAAGCTCACGCCGCTGCTATTGAAATGTACATAAACGATCACGTAGGTGTTGACAGTGAAGGAGGTTACGGGACAATGTATTTTAACAGGACTTTGAACGATTGGGCAAAGTTTGATATTAACAAAAGAACTAAGTTTGATGCTTCTATAAGCTCGGGCTTAGCTATAATGGCGTGTAATAGACATTTATACACTCCTGTAGCAAATAGAGAAAAAAAGAAATTAAATATACATATAGCCAGATATAATAACTCTGGAAGTATGTCACAAATAATTAAACGATAGACATGGCTTATTCAGGCACTTATAAATCTTTTCCCAGTCAAGCAGTTAGCGATTTAGAAAAATTAAGCTACGATTACGGGTTGCAGGTAGCGAAAGCTATACAGCACGAGTGGTTTGAGTTTGATCAAAATAGAAGTAACAATAGGTATAGAGATCAGCAAGCCAACTTCCATAGACTTAGGCTTTATGCTAGAGGAGAGCAATCAATTCAAAAATACAAAGATGAATTATCTATAGATGGTGATTTATCTTATCTAAACTTAGATTGGAAGCCTGTGCCAATCATTCCTAAATTCGTTGACATTGTTGTTAACGGTATGGCGGATAAAGATTATGAAATAAAAGCTTATTCGCAAGATCCATACGGTGTTTCTAAAAGAACAGAGTATATGGAGTCTATCTTAAGAGATATGAATACTAAACAGTTCAATGATCAAATTGGGCAAGTGTTTGGTATTGATATGTATGAAAACGAAAAAGATTCTCTACCTGCAGATAAAGAAGAATTAGCTCTACACATGCAGCTTAGCTACAAGCAGGAAGTTGAGTTAGCAGAAGAGCAAGCTATTAACGTTTTAATGCGTGGTAGTAGATACGAGTTGATTAAAAAGAGATTCTACTACGATCTAACGGTGTTGGGTATTGGTGCTGTTAAAACTTCTTTTAATACTTCAGAAGGAGCTATTGTGGAATATGTAGATCCAGCTGATTTAGTTTACTCTTACACTGAGTCTCCTTACTTTGATGACCTATATTATATTGGTGAGGTGAAAGAGATACCTATCAATGAACTTGTAAAGCAATTCCCACACTTAAGCCAGGAGGATTTAGAAGAAATCCAAAAGACAAATGGTATGTACAGAAGCAACTACTCCCACGGAGATAGAGCTAAAGTAGATAACAATATTATTTCTGTTTTATACTTCAACTACAAAACCTATATGAACGAGGTTTACAAAATGAAGGAAACAGGTACCGGTGGTGAAAGAGCTATACCTAAAGACGATACGTTCAATCCTCCAGCAGATATGGAAGGAAACTTCGCTAGACTTCAAAGATCAGTGGAGTGTTTGTATGAAGGCGCTATGATACTAGGTACGGATAAACTTCTTAAATGGGAGATGTCTAAAAATATGATGAGACCTAAGAGTGATTTCACTAAGGTTAAAATGAACTACGCTATTGTTGCACCTAGAATGTACAACGGTAGAATCGAAAGTTTAGTTAACCGTATCACTGGTTTCGCTGATATGATCCAGCTTACGCACTTAAAGCTACAGCAGGTTATGTCTCGTATGGTTCCAGATGGAGTTTACTTAGACGCGGATGGATTAGCTGAAATTGATCTTGGTAATGGCACAAACTATAATCCACAAGAAGCTTTAAACATGTTCTTCCAAACGGGTTCTGTTATCGGTAGATCATTTACGCAGGAAGGTGACATGAATCCAGGTAAAGTACCTATTCAAGAAATTACATCTGGATCTGGTGGGAACAAAATGGGCGCGTTGATTCAAACATACAACTATTATCTACAGATGATCCGTGATGTCACCGGGCTTAATGAAGCTAGAGATGGTAGTACGCCTGATAAAAATGCTTTGGTTGGTTTACAGAAGTTAGCTGCTCAAAACTCTAACACTGCAACTAGACATATATTACAAGCTGGTATGTACTTAACTGTGGAGACAGCTGAAGCGTTATCTCTTAGAATATCTGATATTATAGAGTATTCACCTACTGCAGATGCGTTTATTCAAGCTATTGGTGCTCATAATGCGGCTACGTTAGATGAAATGTCAGAATTACATTTGTATGACTTTGGTATATTCTTAGAACTAGCTCCAGACGAAGAGGATAAAGCTAAACTAGAAAATAATATCCAAGTAGCATTGTCTAGAGAGAATATAAACTTAGAAGATGCTATTGACATTAGAGAGATTAGAAACGTTAGATTAGCTAATCAGTTATTAAAGATTAGACGTAAGCAGAAGGAAGAGAAGGATAGAGCGATACAGCAACAGAACATACAAATGCAAACTCAATCTAACGCTCAAGCTGCTCAAGCTGCTGCGCAAGCAGAGGTTCAGAAAGAGCAAGCGTTAGCTCAAACGAAAATTCAAGTAGAACAAGCTAAGGCGCAATTAGAAACTCAATCAAAATCCCAAGAAGCTGAGTTGAAAAAGCAGTTGATGGAATATGAGTTCCAACTAAACATGAAGCTTAAGCAGATGGAGATTGACGCGTTGAAAGGTAAGGAAAAAGAAAAAGAAGATCGTAAAGACGAAAGAACAAGAATACAAGCTTCGCAACAAAGTGAGCTTATAGATCAAAGAAAATCAGGTGGTTCACCTAAAAAGTTTGAATCTGCCGGTAATGATATACTCGGTGGTGGATTTAACCTAGGTGGATTTGAACCTAGATAATACACTTAATTTTTTATATTTTATATTATGGAACAAGAATTAGAAAACGTTGAGGAGACTCAACAAACAGATGAAAGTAAATTTGAGTCTGCAGGAGATGATTCAGTCATTAAAGTAGATTTAAGTAAACCAGTAGTAAAAGAAGAAGAAGATGCCAATACAGAGCAAAGCGCAGATGAGGTATCTGTTCGCGACGAATCCGAAACTAGCGAAGAAGTTCGTGAAGAAAACGTCGAAGCAGCAGTTGAAGAAGTTACCGGAGAAGAAAAGCCCGAACAAGTTCAAGATGATACACCCGCTCTCGAGGAAATAACAGAGGAAGAAGTTGAAGAAGTTGTAGAGCAAGTAGAAGAAGCTATAGCTGAGGCAGAAGCTACTGGTGAACCATTACCAGAGAATATTCAGAAGTTAGTAGACTTCATGAACGAAACTGGCGGTGATATTGAAGACTATGTTAGATTAAACCAAGATTATAACGAAATGGATAATCTAACAGCTTTAGAAGAATACTACAAAGCTACCAAACCTCATCTAACCGCAGAAGAAAGAGGATTCTTAATGGAAGAGAACTTTTCTTTTGACGAAGAGGTAGATGATGAAAAAGATATTAGAAGAAAGAAAATAGCCTTAAAAGAGCAAGTTGCCGAGGCTAAAGCCTACTTAGACGGGCAAAAGTCTAAATATTACGAAGAGATTAAAGCTGGAAGCAAGCTCACTAACGAGCAGCAGAAAGCAATTGATTTCTTTAATCGCTATAACAAAGAGTCTGAAGAGACTCAAGCGAAAGCAAAAGCAGCTAAGTCTGTATTTGACAAAAAGACTGAAGGTTTATTCAGCGACAAGTTCAAAGGTTTTGAATATGAAGTCGGTGATAAAAAGTATAGGTTTAATGTCAAAAACGCTGATCAAGTGAAACAAACTCAAAGCGATATTAACAACTTCATAGGAAAGTTTCTAAATGAAGATGGTACGATCGATGATGCTAAGGGTTATCATAAAGCACTATACTCAGCTATGAACGCGGATGCTATTGCAAAACACTTCTACGAACAAGGCAAGGCTGACGCTTTAAAAGATAGTGTTGCTAAAGCCAAGAACGTAGATATGAAGCCTAATCAAGTTCACAAGAACATTGACGCTGGTGGATTAAAGTTTAAAGTTTTAGGAGATGACTCCAACGATTTTAAATTTAAAATTAGAAAGAAAAAATAATTTTTTAACGCTTAAATTTATTTAAAATGGCAATTACAAGTGCGAGTGG